ATTGAAAATCGGCCACAATATACAACGTATTACTAATTTGTCTCTGTATGTTCGGACTGGGATGCGAATTATTTATAATATAGCTTCCACCTGTCCAATCATTACGATACTTAAATACACCATTTTTTGCAAATAATGCATAATGATTATTAGATGTTAGCTGAACCTTGTATTGTTTATATTGACTTGGAGAATTACGATTAAATGTGAATTTATTTGTGATCGGTTTTATACCGAGTTAAAAGAGGAAGGATATTTAGATGAAGAAGTTTAGCGTTGTCATGGAAATTGATATGCCTGATGACAAGGTAAAAGAGATACAAAGTTGGGGTGAAGATATTAACCCTGAGTCTTATATTAAATCTGTCGTGGCAGACCATGTTATAGATCGGGGGTTACAGGTAAAACTGGAACTCACAGAAGTTGTTAAGCCTGTTTTTGTTAGGCTGACAGAAACACAATCACACTTAGCTCAACAAGATGCGATGGAAGATCTTGAGAAAGAAATACTTTCAGGCAAAGCGTGTATCAATGGAACTTGTGAGGATTAATTATGACAATAGAAGAATTGTATGAAAGTTTTAGTAACCCGTCAGATTTATTAGATGTCTATTGCTATTTTATGTATGGACATTTTGATTGGAAACAAATACCTGACCCGAAAGGTGAGGGGCATATAGTTATTGAATTTAATAAACACGCAACAAAAATAAGAGATATGGAGAGTGAGGAAGAATATGAGTAAACCATTACATGAAATGAGCAGTGCCGAGTTGAGAGAGCATTGGGGAAATAAATCCTCAAACTTTCTTGTGGGTAAAACAGTAAGACGGGTGCGATATTTAACTGAGTCTGAAAAAGAAGATCTTGGTTGGTATCGTAGCCCACTCGTGATCGAGTTTGATGATGGACACTGGCTTGTGCCTATGTCTGATGACGAGGGTAACGATGGGGGTTCTCTATGGACTTCTAGTGCAACAGACCTAAGTATTATTCCAACAGTATGACACCTGAAGCTAAAGTAAAAAAGCAAGTTAAAAAAATACTTGATGGGTTCGGGTGTTATCACTTCTATGCCTTTACAGGCGGTTATGGTAGATCGGGAGTTCCTGATATAATCGCCTGTTACAAAGGGCGTTTTATAGGGATCGAGTGCAAGGCAAATAAGGGTAAAACCACTGCACTGCAAGATCTAAATATCACACAAATACGGAAAAATCAAGGATTGGCAATCGTAGTAAATGAGGGTAACATTGATGAGTTGGTCAAACTTTTAGAGGATTTATAATATGGAATTTATGGAAAGATGGGTTCACGAAGCTATGCAAAATGCAGATTCAACATGGACAGTAGTAGAAAGAAAAAATGACTGGGTTAAAGTTCGTATGCCTGTTCTTCCAAGAAAGGTAGCTAATGGTAGAAGATAACAAACCTGATATGGTTAACCACCCCCCACACTATACACAAGGGGGAATAGAAACAATCAAATACATCGAGGCTAAGTCCTCACCTGATGAATACATAGGATATTTAAGAGGTAACATTATTAAATATGCTAGTCGGATTGGTATGAAAGATGATCCCAAACAAGACGCAGGTAAAATAAAATGGTATGCTATTGAGCTTGAGCGATATATATCTGAGCTTAAATAATGACACAGTTTACACACGCAATCTATGATGATGAGGGAAGTATTGTTAGAAAACTTCGTATGTCTAAAACTGAGTATGCTTGGTATCGAAAAGAAAAACCTTTTCTTGATATAAGAAAATTGGACACCAAGCCTAAGAAAAATTTACAACAAGAATTATTTAATTTAGTAGGAGAATGTTTATTATGAAAGATAATAGAAGATTAAGTTTTGAAGAAAAAGTAGCACGAGTAGAAGAAGTATTAAAAAAATTTCCAAATGCTACTCGCTCAAAAATTACACAGTGGACTGGATACAAAGGTGAAGTGCTTGACCAAATGTATGAGGCTGGTGTTAAAGTCCCAAAGAAAAAAATGACGAAAAGCACTAACACCCCATGGATGAAAAATTTAGGAAGTTTAAGTGGCAGATGAGATCGATATAGCTAATGAGCAAGTGCAAAAAGCATTAGATGCTACAATGAGAACACTTGACACAAAAGTAAAAGAAAACGATACAGGCTTATGCGTATGGTGTAGTGAGCCTGTGCCTGATAAACGCAGATGGTGTAGTGTGGAGTGCAGAGATGAACAAGAAAGGTATAGTTAGTCCATGCACAAGCATATGTCGCTACGAGGAAATTAATGGAGAGCCAAGATGTATAAGTTGTTTCAGATCCTACGAGGACTTATCAAATTGGTTTTATATGTCAGATGAAAGTAGACGTGAAAGAATTAAACAGATTAAGAAAGATCGGAGAGAATATGAACGTGAGCAAAAAAACAATAAGGATATGGGAAAAGAATCTTAAACAGAATTATAGATTTTTTCAGCCCCACAACGCCTATACCCCTACCCCTAGAACTGAGCGAGAAGCACTAGGATATACAAAATATTACCTAGTTAGATCTAGTGAACATAATTTAGCTGAAACTGGAAAGGCATACTTAGTAGGAGTTTGTGTTATGCTAATACTTTTGGCTCTACTGGTATGGCAATAAAAACAACTGGTAATAAATGTAACAAGTGTAAGGCTGAAGCCAAATACTACTCAGATAAAAAGTGGTGGTGCGGTTTTACACTTGATGCCCATGGCTATTGTAAACAACAAAAGAAAGATAAAGATAAATGAATCTAATCACATTAGACTTTGAGACATTTTATGATGTCGGTTTTAGTCTATCCAATTTAACTACCGAAGAATATATCCGAGACGAACGATTCCAAATTATCGGAGTGGGTATAAAAATTAATGACGGCTCTACCAAGTGGTATTCAGGCGATGAGGTAGAGAAAGCCCTTACTAAAATTAATTGGGGCGATTCAGTTTTACTTTGTCATAACACGCTTTTTGATGGTGCTATTCTTAGCATGATCTTTGGTATTCACCCTACTATATACTTTGATACTTTGTCTATGGCTCGTGCAGTCAATGGCGTTGATGTCGGCGGATCGTTAGCCTTCTTAGCTAAACATTATGATCTTGGAGAAAAAGGCCATGAAGTAATTGACGCTAAAGGTAAACGCCTTGAGGACTTCCAAGAACATGAACTACACCGATATGGAATGTATTGTAAGAATGACGTTGAGTTGACTTATAACCTATTTAACATTCTATCCAAAGACTTCCCACAAAAAGAATTAGAATTAATTGACATGACTTTGCGTATGTATACACAGCCACTGCTTGAAGTCGATGATGGATTATTACAGGCACGGCTCGAAGAAGTCAGAGAAGAAAAACAGGCACTGCTTGGTGGACTGATGAGCCGACTAGAATGTGAAACCGAAGAAGAAGTAAGGAAGAAGTTAGCTAGTAACAAACAATTTGCAGAACTACTGCAAGAACTTGGTGTAACTGTGCCATTGAAGATAAGTCCAACAACAAATAAAGAAACCTATGCCCTCGCAAAAGGCGACACGGGCTTCCTTGAACTGTGTGAACACGAAGATAATTTTATACAGGAACTTTGTCGGGTAAGGCTAGGCACGAAGTCTACTATTGAGGAATCTCGTATTGAAAGGTTTCTTGGTATCGGGGCTAGGAACAAAGGCAAACTACCTATTCCATTAAAGTATTACGGCGCTCACACAGGGCGTTGGGCAGGATCAGACAAGGTGAACTTCCAAAACTTACCATCGAGAGACGCAAAGAAAAAAGCATTGAAGAACGGAGTTATAGCCCCACTGGGTTACAAGGTCATTAACTGTGACTCCTCACAGATCGAAGCCCGAGTGCTTGTCTGGCTCGCAGGTCAGAACGATGTCATGCAGTGGTTTAAAGAAGGGCGAGATGTTTATTCTGAGTTTGCATCTAAGGTATATAACAAGTCCGTTGAAGATATAACTAAACAAGAACGAGCCGTAGGTAAGACTTGTATTCTAGGTTTAGGGTATGGCACAGGGGCGACTAAATTACAGATGACACTAAAACTGATGGCGGGAGTTGAGATAGATGAAGAAGAAAGTAGGCGACTGGTTGGAGTTTATCGTGATATAAATGAGAAAGTTATAGAGTTATGGCGTGACTGTGAGAATGCTCTACATGACATAGCTTCATGGCCCCACTTAAAAAAGCCTTACTATCTTGGACAACACCAGTGTTTATTAGTTACTCAAGAAGGTATAAAATTACCGAACGGACTTTACATTAGATATCCGAAGTTAAGATTGGACACCAGTGAAACAAGACCTCGATTCTTATATAAGAGTAGACGGGGAGAAGTAAGTATATGGGGTGGATCAGTTGTTGAGAATGTTGTTCAAGCCCTAGCAAGAATTATTGTGGGCGAACAGATGTTAGAAGTAAATAAGAAGTATCGCCCTGTGCTAACAGTGCATGACGCTGCCGTTTGTGTGGTTCCTGAAGATGAAGTTGAATCAGCACAAGAATATGTAATGAAAGTCATGTCAACGCCACCTGACTGGGCTAAGGTTTTGCCCGTTGCGTGTGAAGCTAGTTATGGGGATAGTTATGGCGACTGTTAAACGTCGAGGTATTTTTAGACAGCACGAGCCGTATGCCACTCGGGATTTAAAATGGTATATGGACTGGAAAATAAATGGGTATGTAGACTATTTAGATACAATTGATCCTGACAGATTATATACCCTTGAGTATGATACAGATGTCCCAACAAAAGAAGAATTATTAAATGGTATAGACCAACACTATGTGCAGACATATAATCCTCATTCTAGAAAAGATGAAAAAGAGGAAAAAGAAATAGATAATAATACAGATTGGTTCTTTAAGGGAGAGATAGTTTTACAAGATGAAGAAGAAATAAACCCATTTGCTTACGCAGAAGAAGTATTTTTAGAACAAGAAAGACAAGATAAAGAAGAATGGGAAAGATATAAGCAAGATTTAGAAGCTAGACACAAAAAAGAAGCAGAAGAAAAAAGAATAAAACGTAAAGAAGCAGAAGAATTAAAAGCTAAGCAAGAACAAGAAGAAAAAGAAACAATTAAATCAGGCAGTTTAATTGAGCAACTTGTCTTTAATGCAAAACTAAATAAAGAAAGGAAAAAAGAGTTAAGAGCTAAGCGCAGACAAGAAGAAAAAGAAGCAAGAGAAAGAAGAATAGAACGCAAGAAAGCAAAAGAAGAGCAAGAGGAACTTAGACAACAAAAAGAAAATTTAAAACTTAAAGTACAACAGCTTCAAAGAGCGGATAGAGGGTATGTGGATAGATATTTTCAAGAGTATGGTAGAGAGGGATTAAGCACTTTGTTCCAAGATTCAGCATATCATATTGGTCGACTTAATCTGCAAATTGCTAAGTCAGATGTGATTATTGAGAATGATGTAGAGTTATTAGAGTCATATAAATATAGGCAGGAGTATGTAAAAAAACTTATACAGCAAGAAAGAGAAAAGGAGAATCCTGATGGGTGATGGTGGAAAAGGTAGTCTACAAAGACCTACTGACAAGAAAAAGTTTGATGAAAACTACGATAGAATTTTTGGTAAAGGAAAGGTAAAAGATGGCGAAAGTAAAACAAAGTCTAACGGGAAATAGTCACGAGTCTTTACACAAGCGAACATCACAAGGTGGACGTAGACCGAAGACAAGCACTATGAATAAATCTAAAAAACGTTGCTTTAAAAAATATCGAGGGCAGGGGCGATGAAAACAATCATTCATGTTAATCAACATGTTATAAAGTCTAATCGAAAAAACAATGAAGAACAGCCCGTGCTTACAGTTAAAACTTATAAAACAAATACATATGCAAAAGAAGTAAAAATACATGGGGAATCAAAAGTAGTTTATAGCCCTGATAAACCGTTGTCTTGTGGGGCGCATGTGTGGCTAGAAACTCAATCTAAAGTGGAGATTATAGAATAATGGCAGACTATACTTGGTCGTTCTCAAGCCTTAAAGAGTTCCAACAATGTCCTCGTAAATACTACGAGTGTCGAGTCTTAAAGAATTTTACATTCAAAGAAACCGAAGCTACTATCTATGGGAAGGAAGTGCATACAGCTCTCGAAGAATATGTTAGAGATGGTAAACCCCTTCTTAAAAATTACGAAAGATTTAAAGCACAAGTTGATGCGCTAATAGAAATTCCGGGACAAAAACTTTGTGAATATGAGATGGGACTTACAAGAGATAGGAAACCCTGCGACTTCAAAGATGAAAACAGATGGGTTCGGGGGATCGCTGACTTGATTATTATTGATGGGGACACTGCGTTTATCATTGATTATAAAACAGGCAGTAATAAATACCCTGATACTAAACAGCTACGCCTTATGGCACTGATGGTCTTTGAACACTTTCCTGCAGTTAATCATGTA